CTGATGCTGTTGCTTCTACATTACCAACTGTCAATCTATCTCGTAGAGGATTGTAAGTTAAAGTCGCATTACCCGTAGGTATAATAATTCGTTTACTTGTTGTATTAAATCCTGCAAACTCAATTTCATTGTCTGCTGAATTAAGAATAAAGTTTGATGTATCAGTTATAATAGAATGTGATGAACTTACAAGTCCGGTTAAACCAGATGCATCACCACTGAATGAACCTGTAAATGAACCTGTTCTGTTTAGTGATATGGATGCGGTTGATGATGCAAAAGTAGCATCTATTCCATCAACAAAGTCTAGTATTTGTGCAGTACCTTGTATAGCACCGTCGTCTCTTATCTCAACACCACTACCCACACCAGTAACACCTGTCAACCCACTACCATCACCACTGAATGAACCACTAAACGAACCTGTGTTAATTTGTTGTGATGATGAGACGATGCCTGATGGGATATTTGATAGTCCTGTATAATCTACTTGACCAGAACTACTAACTACTCCCTTTGCATTTAGAGATGTTAAGGTTATTAATTCACTTTCAGAACCTAGTAGACCACCAATCCAATAGTTTTCACTTACATCCCAAAGTAATGAACCAGTTTCGTTTGTGCTTGTATCATTAACATATATCCCACCATCACCGGCTGCGTTATTTGCATTTAGTGTGATGATTTGGTCACCGATATCTACCTGAGAACTAGAGATATAAGTTGTAGTTCCATTGACAGTTAAATCACCAGACAGAGTAAGGTTTGTAAATTGAGGACTATCACCAGTTTGTAGTCCTGTATCTACATCGGTCTGAACTCCATTGATTGTTGCTCTGACCGTTCCCTGTGATGGTGAGGTAAATGAAGATGCACTTAGAATTCCACTTGGAACGTTTTGTATTGAGTCATAGTCTACTTGGGTGGAGCTACTGACCAGACCTGACGGTACATTGGTCAATTCGTTCCAATCACTAACACCGGCGTTCTCTGCATAAGAAGCGGTCGTAGCGAATGAAGAACTTACTACTCCGGTTATACTTGACGCATCACCAGTAAATGAACCCGTGAACGAACCAGATACTTTACCATTGTCAGAAGAGATTTCTGCACTTCCAAGATAAATTGTAGAACCACTTAAATATAAATCTCTCCATCGTAAATCTGTAGAACCAAGGTCATAGATTTCTGTTGTTGATGGAACAATGTGTCCACTACTGGAAATAATACTTGGTGTAATTTCTTGACCATTTATATTTGCAATAGTTTGTGTAGAGCTACTGACCAGACCAGATGGTTTGTTTGCTAATGTATCCCAATCACTAGCCGCTCCTTCCACATAGGAAGCGGTCAGTGCGTATGAGGAACTGACCACACCTGTGACATTGGAACCATCACCAGTGAATGAACCACTATAACTAAATGCGTTTCCAGATAAAATACTTGCTAACGATTGAGTGGTTGCTCTATTTTCTACACCATAAAATATTTGACCACTACCCAAGTTGGAAACAGCATTAGAACGACCAGCACCCAGTATCGTTATTTCTCCATTGTTAGCACTATTACCAACCGAAGCAATCTTTTGTATCAATGAGGGATGTTGTGGAGCAGAACCAGTTAATTCTCCCACACCAACAAACAATTCATCACCAACAGAATATAATAAGGTATCAATTCCACGGAGCGCACCATAAAGAACTGCGTGTCCGACATCATTTTCAGCTAGAGTTTCTGATAGAATACCAACTGCAGGCATTTTGGTTACATCACTAGAATCGGCAGCTGCTATTTGATATATACCATCACCCTGAAATCCTGTAATGTAAACTGGAGTTCCTTTGCTTAATAGTCCACCACTTGTATTTTTAACATCCAATGCCAATCTATCGGCATAATCTAATGTGATGCTACCTTGACCGTCTGTTTTGAACAGTTGATATGCATCACCATCAGTACTTGGATAGTTTAGACCAGATGCAGTTAATTGACCTGTTATTACTTGTGAACCAGAGAATGTTCCTTCTACATATGAAGCGGTTGTAGCGAATGAAGCACTAACAATGTCGGTTAGTCCACTACCATCACCACTGAATGAACCTGTAAACGAACCCGTTCTGTTCAGTGATATGGAAGATGTGGGGGTTACAAACGATACATCTAACCCATCGGCAAAATTTAATACTTGTGATAATCCCCGAAATACAGTATCATCTTGTACTGATACACCCGTTCCTTCTGCGGTGATACCCGTTAGTTGTGAACCATCACCCACGAAACCAGATGCAGTAACTCCACCAGCAACAACAAAATTATCGGCATATGAAGATGTAGCAGATACTTCTGCGTATGATGCACTAACCGCACTACCAGCACTATTAGCATAACTAGCAGATTGTGCGTAATCTACAAATACACTGGTTGCTCTGGTTACTGTGGGAGTATCAAATGTTACAACGTGATATTCATCAACGGGCTGTATAGTAACTATATAATCTGACCTTGGTGTTATAGTTACTCGTAGGTCAGGTATATCTAGAGTGATACCATCGGGTAATGACGCCATTTATTTTACCTCGTAACAGACGGACGGACAATAAATTTTCCTTCTATAATTCTACGAGTAACCGATTCACTAGTCATTAGAACGTCATACACATAATCTTGTGCAGTTAATGTCGCCGTTGTTGCGGGTGCCATACTGATATAAAGAGAACCAGAACTATTTGGACTTATCTTTTCAAATGAAAAATCAGCGGAAACATTTTCTGAACTATATGTTTCTCTGACCGACCCACTAAAGTTTTGGTCTGTGATGTCTATTGAGGCACCTGTCTGGTCTGATACTGATACGAGAATCTTAAAAGTTTCACCTTGTCCTACGGTTAGATTTGTGCTTTGTGCCATAATGATACTCTAATTAAATGTCTTACTATAAGTATTTTTGAATATAACAAAAAACCTCCCCGAATTGGTTCGGGGAGGTTTGCTCAGTAAGAGCAATTTGTATTTTCCTTCTACTAGTAGTTTAGGATGCAATAATCTGGTTGGACTGTTAGTGTAATATTCATTGGTTGGTCTTCATCCCAATTCATATCACCAAAGTTAACTTCTGTAATTTGAGTTCCTTTAAGAATCCATTCCTCAACCTTATCACCAACGGGCCCAAGAACATTGAATGTCAAATCTTTCTTATAGAAATCTGTATACCCGTCGCGACCAGTTACAGATTCGTGGTGGAGACGTACCCACTCCATAACGGACTGTGCAGCAGATGGAACGATTGGGTCATGCAATGTCATTTGTAAAGCGCTCCATACAGAACGACCTTTTACATATCTCTGAACATTGATATGATTTAAGGCTCTAGCTTCTTGTGTTAATCTTGGTCTTTGCATTCCCTTGATAACATATGCAGGAACTCCATCCATGTTCATAATGAACCTATTTTGCATCTTAGGCTCAAAAGCCTTGAAAAATAGCTCCTGTTCTTCTACCAAATTGGCCATATTTTGTCTCCAAAAATTATACTTTTATATAAATATCACTTACCACTAATTTATATAACCTTTTAGTTTATCTTAACTCTCAGGGAAAGTAGCACCTGTTGGTAAGATGTTAAAGTCAAGGACGATGAACTCAGCCGTTCTGGTTGGTTGTAGATAAATCTGACCAACTAGTTGATTTCTGTCAATGACATCTGGTGTATTGTTTGTTTCATCCATGACCACACGGAAAGCGAATAGTCCTTGTCTTTCCTGCACACTAGCGAGGTAAGGATTGACCAAGTTTAGGAATCTGTTACGTGTTGCTTCTGTGTTCTGTTCAAACAATAAGTATCTGGAACTTGATGCAATGTACTTCTTCAGAGCAATCAAGAGACGACGGACATTGATTCTATCAAGAGCACTTGAGCGTGTCTGTAGTGTCTTCTGTCCAAAGGCAACGATACCTTGACCGGGGAACTGTGCGATTGGGTTAACCTTATTCTCGTATAGTTCATCACGATTTGTTCTGTTAAGTCTTGTCTTAACACCCTGTGCTCCTGCGATACCACCTCTGTTTAGACCAGCGGGTGCGAACCACTCAGCAGATACACTATCACTATAAGCGAATGTCTCTGGTAGAACGACCGAAGGTGGTGCCCAGATAAACTTGTTTGTATTGGTGTTTAGAACTCTTACCCAAGGATACCAACCAGCGGCGTAACTTGTGTCAAGTAGTGCGGCGGTTGCGGTAGCAGTTGCGATACTGGCTCCGTAACTTGCTAAGTCCATGATAAAGAATGTATCTTGTCTGTCTTCACAGATGTCAATAGCATACTGGGTAATGTATGGGTGTTGTTCGTGGTTAACGCCGGGGATGACCAGTAGGTTCATGTCATAGGCTTCTGGGTTCTTGAGTGAGTCAAGAGCTTTCTTGAACGCCCTTCCACCTTCTGCCTGTGAAGTACTGATGTCAAACCCTTGGGTGTTTGTTGACACAATGTCGGCACCCATCTTTCTTTCTCTGTTAGGTTCAAACCCATCGAATCCACCTTGCATTGGCACGGTGAACTTACGATATGTGATGTGAGCACTAGCGGTTATACTTAAGTTAACATTTTCGACTTCACCACTAGCAACATTTTCTAACGAGAACTCAGTTAAGTTTGTATTTGAACCACTGGTTGCGACATATCCTACTGTAGCGGCTCCATCTGGTAGTGGGTTTAGGAACCCTTGGTTTGTATAGTTAGTTTCGGTGTAATCATACCCGTAGAACTTTCTAGCGTCTCTGACCGCACCTGTTTTGTATCCACTAATAACCGAAGCAGATGTCCAAGCTGTAGTTACAACTTGTGCTCTGACTGAAGTTTCGGTATCTTCAATCTTGAATGGTGCGTAAACAGCGGCGAATCCATATGGTAATGTTGTCTCTGGAACTGTTGCGGCAGAAACATCATCACTTAATTCAACTCTAATGAATTGACTCTTATTTGGGAAGTCACCGACATATAGGTATTCTTCGGAAACAGAATCATATGTTGAAACACTGTTACCGATTCTTCTTCCAATATAGTCTGAACTATTTGGGTCTAAGTTTAGATTGTCATATTGTTCAAGAATTTCTGACTTTGTATCTGTATCAGTAGCTTTTCTGACCAATAGTGAGAATGTTCCATATTGACCTTCAATCGTTCTATACTTAATTCCAGAAATTGAAATCTTGATATCGCGGTTACTGTTTGACCCGTCAGCTAGAGTATGGACTTTGAATAGGTCATATTTTGAACCACCGATTGTTTGTGAACGAATCCAAGGAGTTGAAGCGTTTGAGTATTCCTTAGTAGCAGCTGTACTGAAGTCTAAGAATCCAGAAGAAGTTACTAATGCAATTTCAGTCAAAGCTACACCACCCTTATCGGGGTCAATAGCAGATGGGAAATAAGCGTAGGTGTATGCTGGCGCGGAACCACTTGTTAGTGGAGAAGAACCAATACTATTAATAATATTATCAGCACTAGAGCCACTTGGAGAAACTGATGTATATTCCACAGCTCCGTTAGACCCAGTTAAACCAATTGTTAATGAAGTTGTTCCACTAACATTTGCGTTGTCTAACGAAACACCTGCAACAGTTGGGTGAAAAATAGCGAGAACTTTTTCGCCTTCAGAACCACTAGCAACTAATCTAGCAGAAGTAAAGTCTGAACCACTATATCCATCTAAACCAAGAACACGAACAACGGTTGCTGAACCGGCTTCTTGTAAATAATTTTGGACTGTATATCCTAAGTAGCTGTATTCATCTGCGGTACCGAACCTGTTCTCAAACTCTTGTTGACTTTCTACCATTACTGGAACGAATGCTGGACCCTTTTGAGCTACTCCAACAAATGCTCCACCAATGTCAGCCACACCCTGAGCTAAGAAAGATTGATCTCTCTCACGGGTAAATACGCCTGGGCTAACTACACGCTCTGCCATACTCTATTCTCCATTAGGTAGTTTTTATTTCACCTGTCTCAATATCAAGTAACCCTTCACCATACTTATCGTTTAAACTCTCTAAGTAATTTCTTTCTGTGTTAAAAGCAGCTAAAAATTGACTTTTAACAATCTCTATCTGTTCTTCTAACAAAGTTTGTTGTAAAACCAAATCACTTAATTGTTGTGAGTTTGTGAGAACCTGTTGACG